GTGATGCGAATGACTCCAGGATCGGGGTCATTGAGCGGGAACTCGTTCGTCAGAATCACCTCGTCAACATAGGTATCTCCCATCATGCCGGTGAAATTCATTAGCGTGAGCCGCATTTCTTTCGCTAGAGCCCAGCCGGTATCGCCGCCCATTGCATACGAATCGACCTGCAGATCAGCGCTCACCAGCGGATCGGTTTTGGTCGCGCAGAATTTGCGCTGGCGCACCGTCCCGACGCGCTGAATCAGCACGGCCGGAAGATCCTGCGACTGCTGCCGCAAAATGCCATAGACGCGCTGTGAAACGACGGCCGTGATCGCTGGGATGCTCAGTAGATAGGCTTTGAGAGCAGATTCCAGTTGCATCATCGCGTTTTCGCCGCTCGCTCGACTGCGCGCCGAAGCGATGCCTTCAACGCCTCTTCGCTATCGCCACGCGCATTCGAGAGCGCCGTCCGCAAGAAAGGATGCGCGGGTTGCTTGCGCGTTCCGAGCTCCCAAAACTGCAGCACGTAGTAGGCTTCCTTCGACACACCGAGGATGCCGCTCGCGACATTGTGTCCGCTGTTGATCGTGCTGATGATCTTGAGCGATGCTTTCGAGAATCCTGGCGCGACCAGCAAGCCACGATAGGTGCGATGTGGCTCGGTGCCTGTCGGCGCGATCGCCTGCGCCGCTTTTAGTGTCTCCTTGATGCCAGCGCGCACCGCAGCCTTGAGCGCTTTGCCATCATCGAGCTTACCCAACGCGATGAGCTGCTTGGTGAGAGCGGCGACGCCTTCGAGCGATGAACGAGTTGCCATTTACGTGAGCGTCCCTGTGCGATATCCAGCAGCGTCGCGCCGCACACACGAAAGCTGCAGCTCGACGCGCAGCGTTATATCGCGAACCGCCCCGGTGATGTCGTAAAACTCGACCAGCGGCGGGCTCACCGAGCCATCGAGCACGTGCCGCAGACGAAAGATTGACGGCGCGGCACCCTCGAGTCCTGGCCGCCAGCGGATGCGGATGCGCGTGAACAGATTCGATTGCACCGCGTTCGCGATGACGTTCTCGACCGGCTTCCAATCGTCGATCGCAAAGCGAACATTCTTGGCGAACAGCGAATAGGTGGTGAGCGGTGTACCGCTCGTATCGGTGCCGATGTCGAGCTTTTCGAGATCGCCTACATGGCGCAGCTCGCCGCTCTGTGTCGGTCGGATCTCGCGACGTTTCACGTGCCTGCCCCTCCCGCACTGCCGCCACCTGGAGGGATTTCCGGCGTCTGTCGTGGCGGATCAGTGCGGGGCAGTCCCGGCGTCGTGGTGTAATTTATTTGCACGCGAGAGCGCTTCGCAGCGATGCGCCGTTCGACCTCTTCGAGCCGCTTGCGGATCGCCGCTGGTAGATGCGAGCGCACGCGCTGACAGCCGCCGCAGCTCATACGCCCATCCCGATGCGATACGGCCATAGCAGATCTTCGGCCGCCTTTTGCAGCAGCTCGAAATTATCGGTGTTGCGATCGAAGAGCGATTCCATGTACAGCAGGATGCCGCTGTAGACGTCGCGCCGCAGCGGCTTCGAATGATCCTGGTGGATCGGATTGTTGGCCCAATAGATTTGCCACTGCTGCACCGACCAGATTGCTTGCGGCTGCGTGAGCCAATCGGGCGGTGGAATCGCCTGCGAATTCCACGGCGGGATCTGCGGCGAGTCGACAGGATCGGGTAGCGGCGTCGCGTTGCTGTCGCGCGGGCTGTCTAGCTCCATCAATTCGCCGAGCGAGCGCTGCGTGTAATTCTCGGCCCAATCCTCGGCCGCGCCGATCAGCTTGACGATGCGCACATCGTGAACGGTGAGCGATTCATCGATCGAGAGCTGCTCCTTAGCATCCACCAGCGTTACGTAGGTCATCGGTAGTGCCTCTCGATCCAAGGATGTTTTCGCTGCATCGTGAGCTGCCACGGATCACAGTGCCCATGGAATATAACAATTTTCGCGTTGCTCGGAAGCTGCCCGCCGCGCGGCGCGAGCTGATTGCGATAGGAGTAGATACCATCGGCGCTCGTGAACTTCGGCTCATTAGGTCCAAGGCACACGCCGATCCACGCCTGATCTGAACCGATGTAGCGCTTCATCAGCCCAAGATTCGGCGAGGTCTTCGGATCGAATTTCTCCCACAGTTGCGGACGCGTCCCAGCGGTGTGCAGGATCAACGAGCCGTTGTACGGAGTGCCGCGCGCGGTGTCCCCGTACATTTTAAACTCGACGTCGCCGGGGAAAAGATTGGTGATATCCGCGGTGATCACCACATCGAGATCGATCGAGACGAAGCGCGGCGCGATCAGCGCAGCCGCTTCGCGCGAGAACATTTTCAAGCGCCGGTAGCAGCTCGGGTTCAGCGGACCATGCGGCGATGGCACGTTTTTAAAATCGTCCCACAGCTTAATGATGCGCACGCGCTCGTCGATACCGACCGCGTTGTCGGTAATGCACACCAGTTCGTGCGGCGCTTTGTAATGTCGAGCGATCATCGAGCGCAGCACATTCACCGTCGAGGCGTCGAACTTCGAGCGATAGCCTTTAGTTGGTTCCCATTTCCAGCAACAGAATGTCAGGAAGTCAACCATTGAAGATCTCGTGATACGGGAACTGTAGGCGCAGCGGCTTCCAATTTGGGATCAGCGCGCGCTCTGCTTTGATATCGAGAATGCGCCGATCCTCCGGTGCTTTGCGCTGGTAGGTGGTCGTCGACGCGTCGGGAATCGTGTCGCGCGGCACGCGGGTGATCGTCGCGCCCAAGATCTCGACGCGCGCATGCTGCTGCAGCCGATCGCGAAACTCGGCATCGGTGCCATAGTAGCCAGCGAAGCGCTCGTCATAGCCGCCCATGTGATCGAACAGCGCACGCGTCATGAGCCAGGAATTCGGGTGCGGCTTGTAGGGCGTCTCGGTCCACGGTGAGAGAGATTCCAAGGTGGTGCGGTTGAATCGATACGCCGTTTTCTTATCGAGCCCGCGCTGGATCGCGACTTCGAGCGTCTCGCGGGGCACCAGGTGATCCATGTCGGTGAGCAGCAACCAGCCGTGCTTCGCGTGATGCGCTGCGATATTGCGGGCGGCGTCCTGGTTCCAGCGCACATCGACCTCGATCCTGAAAATGCGCACCGGTAGGCCGATTTCGCGCCCCTGGGCTTCGCCATCAGGCGATCCGTCATCGACGACGATCAGCTCAAGCTGGGATTTCAGAGCCCTTGGAAGCGCTCCTAGGCGGTCGAATTGCAGGCTCAGCATCCCCGAATTTCGGTAGTAGGGCAGGCAAAGGGTCAATTTGCGGCTCATTGCTCGCGCTCTGCGTGAAACATTCGAGCGACCCCTCGAAGCGATTTCTTATGAGCCGCGAGCTGCTTAGCGGATCGGGTGGCATTTTTCCGCTTTTTTGGCGCTGCACGCTTGGCGACCAGCTCGTCGGCTATCTGCTCGGCGCGTTCTTTGAAGGTTAGGCGGCGCATTCGACCTCCCCGATCTGCTTTGCTGGGATTCTGCGCCAGCGCTTGACCGGCGATCGCTCAGAGCAGGCGAACACCTCGATGCCTGCGCGATCGAGCTGCACCGCGGCGGTGTGGATTTGCTGCGCCCACTCTGCGAGCTTCCCGGACTTCGAGCCGCCGCCGTTTTTCCACGGATAGTCAGGGAACCAGTGCTTTTCGCCGCGCGGGCCGAGCGCCATGTCGAACCCGACGAGAATAAGCCGCTGCGGCTTCATCTGGTAAGCCAAGTTCAACGCACAGAAGCCGGAGTTGGTCCCGTCGAGCGTTCCGTGCTGCTCGCTCATCACCGTTGCCTTGTGGTTGTTCTCGAATAGCTCGACGTGCGTAAGCTTTTCGGCCGTGACGTTTTTCATCGTACAGCGCCGCAACCAGAAGCGCTTCGCCGTGCTGTGCTCGATCAGTCGCCATCGGTTCTCCGTCCAGAGTCGATCCATCGAGACACACACGTCCCACCGAGGGGCATAGTACGCCGCATCGTTCACCGCGATCACGATCCCAGGGAGCTTCGCGAGATCGACCTGGCTTGCAGACCAGCCGCCAGCCAGCAGCGTGATCGTATTCACCGCGCCTCCAGCAGCAGCGTCGTGAATTTCGCTCCCTGATAGACGATATCGACGAAGCGAAACGCGAGCCGCAGCATGCTATCCCATTCTGGTTTGTTGCGCCTCACGTCGACGATCAGCCGCGTCTTGCCAGCCACGCACCACGATTGCACCAGATCCAAGTAGCTATCGGGCTCGAAGTGAAAGCACCATGAGCGGAAGCTCACCACCAGATCGACCTTGCGCGGCATCGCGCGTTCGGGTGCGCTCGCATCGATGAAATCAAAATACTGCACGCCATTCATCGCAAGGAGCACCCGCGCGATCGCCATGCTGTTGAACGTCGTCGCGTGGCTATCGAGCCTGGCCGCATCGTTCACACCATCAAGCAGCGTGATCGAGCAATCGCCGCCATAGTGACGATTCAGCAGCGCATCGATCCCGCCGAGGCCCGAGCCGACGTCGAGGATCGAGCTGCAGCGGCGCGGCAGGTACGGCTCGATACATTCGAATTCGCTGTACAGCGAGTTGATGTAGTGCTGCAGCCAGATCTTAGGATCATCGGCGGCGAAATCAGAGATCGCGCCGCGCTGCAGTTGCAAGAAGGGATACGCTTCGAGCGGCACGGTGATCCCGATATCGCGATCGAGCGCCATCACTTGAGCACCACGACGGAAAGATCTTTCGTTCCCATGCTCGCGCGCTCCAACTTCCAGCCCTGTTGAGCGAGCCGCGCGAGCCACCAGTCGCTCGGCTGAATCGTGAGATGTGCGTTGCGACCATCTGGCAGGATCGCGTTCGCGGGCTTCGTCGAGATCACGAAGTAGCCGACCTTGCCGGTCACGCGGTGTAGATGATCTAGAACGCTGTCGAGCTTTTCAGGCTCGACATGTTCAAGCACATCGGTGCATACCACCAGCTCGCACGGCTTCGGCATCTTGGCGCGATCCGGGATGCCTGGATCATAGCCGCTCACGCGATGCGCTGGCGCTAGAGATTCCGCCAGCTTGTTCTCGCCGCAACCGTAGTCGAGGATCGTCGCGGGCTTGTACTGCTCGATCAGATCGCGCACGACGCTCGTATGCTTCGCACCATCCGCGCCCCATTTGCGCTTGCGATGCAGATCGGCTAGCTGGCTGCGATACACAGCGCTGGTGAGATCGTCCTGGCTATAGCGATACGCACCCGCGTGTTTCATGAACATGCCGATATGGCCGAGGTCGAGCGCGTGATAGCCCTCCTTAGCGAGCCGGTACGCGAGCACAGTCGCCGTCGTACCGAGGCACATCAGGTGAGTCGTGTTCGTCGTCTCTTCGGATGCGAGGTGAATCTCGCCCATCAGTGCATCGATCTGCGCGTAGGCGTGCTGGCGCGGTCCGAGCACCTCGCGCACCGACAGCGCCTCATCGCCGATCATCTCGGTCGTGATCGATTTTTTATCGCCGACCACCAGCACCACGTGCCGACCTCGCCACAGCGCGCGCACCTTCTGCCAAAATTCCGGCGTATCGATCCACGGCGCGTTGTCCGGTCTCGTGATGAAGCTCGAATAGAACTGCCCGCCGCCGAGGTACTGTATGTAGCGATCTTCAGCGTAGCGGCGCCAGCTCTCTTCGCGCGGGCAACCGTTGCCGAAAGCATTCGGAATGCCAACCATCAGATTAGGCACTTTGTTGGCTAGGATCTGCTGCAGCTCGATAGCGAGACGCCGATCTGGATGCTGCGAGGTGCAGCCGCCACCGATCGCGCAGCGCCACTCACCATCTCCGAAACGCGCGATCGACAGCGTGCGCATCGCGTCGATCGTCTTAAATTCGTCGTTGATCTGCGGGTAGGTTTTAGCCATCGGCGTTCAACCAGCCGCGATCTGTTGCGTATATTTCGGTATATCCGACAGTTCGGTGTCGATCGTGCTGATTCGGAAGCACTTCAGCGCAGACTTGCGCGAGCAATTCGCAATGTCGATGCCAGCCGTCCGTGCATCTTTCGCGAGCGCATCCATTGCCTTGATCCACATCGGATAGCGCCCACCATTGCCGAGCGTTCGCGGGTGATCGCCGTGCCAGTGCGTCTTGCCATTCGTGCGCTGAAAGTCGAAGCCGAGCAGCAGAATCCGCGAGGCACCCCACAAAGCGGCGAGACCTATCGCCTGGTACCCGCTGTTGTAGCCAGTATGGATCTTGTCCGCGCTCTTCGAGAGGCCCACCGAATCGTAGCCGTAGACCCAGCGCAGCTTGTACTGATCGCGCGCCGCCGAGGCGACTGTCCACATTTCCGATCCGCGAAAGGTCGTCGCAACCTCCGCAAAGTAATGCTGCCACCATGAGGCATCGCAGCCATACAGCACGTCCGCCCACGGCGCGAGTCTGAAGCTCGTATTGACCGCGATCACTTTGCATCGGGTTCTACACCAGTCGACGTCCGCCTTTGTGAGCGACGGCCCGCTCGCGATGATGGCAACGGTTTCTCCGCGCCATCGTCCTTCGCTGCCTCCGAGTTTGGGTCGCGAGACAGCGGAGGCTGCAATTCTGTCTCGGAGACTTTTCCCTTGGTGAGCGGCGCGGCCGGGAACGCCTGATGTCGCTGCGGCTCAATCGCCGGGGTTATCGGCGCATCGTCATCGCGCAGAATCTCGATCATCGAGCCGACGCGCTGCAATTGCTTGACGTAGCTTTCTTCGCTCCAGAATTGGTCGCCCGGCCGCATGAATCCGTAGCGGCTCTGGAACGCCTTCAGCGCCTTCACCTGTATCACATCGCACCTCCCGCAAAAAGAAACCCACAAGTGCGGCCCGTATTTCCGCACCTGTGGGCTGTTGGCTACACTCCCGTCCTTCCCAGCAGGGCTTAGGTGCTGGTCCCTGACGGGAACGCACCGTACACGAACGACGCCGGTCGCGTCACTGCGAGCGCGACGCGCTCCTCGCAAAGAATCGTGACCATGTTGCGCACGAAATTATCCTGATCCTCGGTGCTGACCAGAATTTGCGCCTGCTCGCGATCGAACAGCGTCGCGGCGAGCTTGAAGCTGCCGACCATAAAATCTCCCGCGTGGAAGCTATCCGACGCGACCACCGGAAGACCCCAGATCATCATCGGCGATGTCGACCCGATCGGACTCGCGAACAAATAACGGTGCTGCGAGTCTTTGGTCAGCATCACAGACCACCAGTCTTGTGGGCTCATCACGACGCCACTCGCCGGATAGAACGCCTGGCGCGTCTGCAACATCGCATGCGCGATCACGTCGATATGGGTATCGAACGCTTTCGCGCCGACGCCCGTATATGCCGTCGCCTGCGGCACCAACCCATGCAGATGATCGCCGGTCCCGTCGCCGTAGAGAATCTCGTGCTCCTCGACGAGCTTCAGACCAAAGTTCAACCGCGTATCGATCAGCGACATCAGCAATTTAAAATCGCTGAGCACTTGCTTCGAAGCCTTCATCCAATGCGCGATCGTAATCACCGGCACGTTGTTGCGGCTGTAGGTGATGTCCGACTGCGGCTTGAGCGCGCCTTCCGAAACCACCGCGGCGTTGTTGGTGAATACGTTCTCCTGAAACCAATAGATTAGGTCGGTCTCTGTCGTGCCTCCGCTCAACAGGTCCCGCACGGTGAGGTTTTGGAAATTCGGAATGACCGGCGTCTGCAAGTACTCGGGCGTGATGCCCGGGCCACCGCTGACAGGCCCTCCGGTGATCGTCTTGATCTTAAACGGCTGGCTGCTCTGATTGCCCTTTGCATTCGCGCGCTTCGCGAATTCGATCAACTCGGGCGATTCAGTGAACTGCTGGCCGAGCGATTTCACGAGACCGCCCTGGCCGCCGGCGGCACGTGCCGCGAGCTTTTGCGACAGATCGAGGATCACCGCGTTCTGCTTGTCGCGGAACTCGACGAATTCCTTCATCAGCTTTTGCCCATCGGCGTTGATCGTCGCGATTGCTTCCTTCGTGCCCTCCTGGTGCTTGCCGTACGTCTTGATGTCCTCTTCGTGCTTTTTAAACACCTCCTGCACCTTCTCGAAGTGCGTTTTGAGTGCGCCGTCGATCGCGGCCTTCACCTTGTCCTCGGCGGCTTCCGCTTCGGCGATCAGTCCAAAATGCAGGTAGCTCTGCTCCTGCGAGCGGTCCCACATCATCGTTGCGAGATCGAGCACGCCGCGCGTGATAATGCGGCGACCCGGAGTCTGTATTTTCATAAAAAAATCCTCTCAGTATTTGAAGGCTTGAATGTGCGCCACGAGATCATCGAGCGATTTCTCGCTGCCTTTTCCGCCCTCAGCATCACGCTGATCTAGGAACTTCGCATACCCCACGCTGGCGATCGCGGTGGCCTGCTTTTTTGAGAAACCCATTGCATCGCGCACGAGTTCCTCGAATTCGGTGATCGACGGCAGCTCGCCGCCGATGATTTTTGATTTGACCTGGGTGATCGTCGCTTCCACGTTCGCGGGGAAGGTCGCAATCGAGCATTCCCAAAGATCGATTTCATTGAGCTTCCAGACATTCGTCTTTCCGTCGTACTCCATCCCGCCGTCCGGGACGTCATAGCCGATCGACATGCCCCGAATCGCTTTCGACTTCAGCAGCGCGTACGCCTCCTTGGCTTGCTGCACATCGTTGATGAGTAGTTGCCCCTCGACATACAGGCCGGTCCCGTCCTCGGCCATCATCGTGTAGGGACCCAAGGGTGCACGCGAATCGTGCTGCCAGAGAATCGGCGGCAGCGCGTCTTTTTCCTTCCATGCCGCAAGCGTTTTCGAGAACGCGCCCGGCATCACGACATCGCGATACGCGTCTGCGTTGTTGAACACCGAGCCGTATCCGCAAAATTGGCCGGTCTCGGTGATCGATTTCACCTTGAATCCGAACTGACGCTGCTTGAGCTTCATGCTGCCTCTCCGAGTGCGGGTTGCGTCGAGGGCTTCGAATCCTCGACAGGTTTGTTGGCTGGCGTCGCCGTGACTGCTGGTGCCTGCCCGAGCTTATCGAGCGGGATTAAATTCGACTGCACCGTGAGCTTGTCGCCACCGGGAAGCGGCGCGAGATCCTCGCGCGCGCGGATCTCATTGCGAGTGAGCACACCGTTTTGCGCATACGTCGCGTACAGCTTGCTACGCGCCTCAGAATCGGCACCGAGCAGATCATCGGTGTCGATGTTGAGCGAATATTTTTTCCGATCGGCAGGAACGATGAGCTGCTTGACACATGCCTGCTCGATGCGGCGCACGTAGGGGCGCAGTGTGAGTGCCTTCCAGCCGGTGAGGATCTGCTCGATACCAGTGCCCCAGCTCGTCACGCCCGCCGCGGCATGGCCGACAAGTACCGGAGGCGTGCCGAACCATCGGCAGATATCCTCGACGGCGAACTGTCGGCTCGATAGCAGCTCGACATCCATCGGCTTCATCGTGATCGCTTCGAACGAAAGACCGCCCTCGAGCACCATCATGCCGCCGGAGCGCGTCTTGCCGGTCGCGAATTCGTCGAGACTTTCCTGCAACTGCGCGCGCTGCTCTTTTTTGAGGTACTTATCGCTCTGCACGAAGCCGCCCGAGCGCATGCCGTTACGGAACGAATCGGCCGTCGCGCTTTCAGCAGCTCGCGCTATGCCTAGCGAGTTGCGCGCGTACTCGATGCGCGACAGGCCGACCAGGCCATCCATGCTGCGACCCTTCAGGTGAAAGATCTGATCGGCCGAGTAATCCTCGATCTGCTTGCCACCCGGCAAATAATATTTGTAGCGCACGAGCTGCGTCTGCGCATCGCGATACGGCGTGATGAACTCGGGTCGCATCGGCTCAAGGTTCATCGTGTCGCCGTCGACGGTCGTCTTCAGCGCATAGCCGTTGCCCCATAGCAGCTCGCTCGCGAGCATCATCGACCAAAATTCGGTCGAGGTCATTTGCAGGTTCGGCTGCGAGTTGAGCACCGTGTATAGCGGGTAATCGACCGCGGGCGAGATCGACGTGCCGATCCGCTTGTTCACGATAAACGGCAGCGAGGCGATCGTCTCTGCGATCAGCCAGACGCACGACCAGGCCGCGCTGATCTGCAGCGCATTCTTGATCCCGATGATGGTGCCGGTTTCGCTGGTCGCGAAATTGACGGGCGGCGCTGACTGCCCGGCCTGTGCCATCGGGTAGAAATTCCCGCTGGTGCCGGTCGAGAAATCGAACAGCCCGTAGAAAAACGTCGCGGTCTTTTTGCTCAGCTCCCAAATATTCGGTGTGCGCCTCATGCGCGCACCGGGGCCTTGAAGAATCCTTCTTCGTCGCCGTCGTCACCATTCGAGAGAGCAGCGCAGCCGAAGCACATGAACAGTGCCACCGCGCCGTCGATCTTATCGGGCGATCGCTGCTTGTTGGGCTTGACGTTCATGTTCGAATCGTAGGTAGGCACTACGTTTGCCATATGCCAGGTCAGCACCGGGTCGCCTCCGTGTCGCAAGTTGCCGTTCAGGTAGGCGCCCTCGCAGAGCTTCATCGCCGGGCTGAAGCTCTTCGGGCCTTGAATGAATTGGATCAAGCCCTGCTGGTCGTCTGCGGTCGCGACCGGCACACCCTCATCGATCAGATCGTTAACAAACGCGCTCGCATTCCACGGATCGTAGGCGATCATCTTCGGGCTGAAGCGCTGAATGTCGGCGAGTACGTCGCGCTCGATGATCGCATTTTCGATGGTCGCTCCCTCGCACTGCGTGACGAGCCCAGCTTGGACCCACCCCGCGTAGTTGACCGTCTTTCGCTCTGTACGGTGAGCGACCGCCTCGGCTGGAACCCAAAAACGGCCCCAAGTGTAGAAGCATTCACGGATTTTCCACAAGAGCCGCCACGCGACCATGTCGGTCGTCGAGGCGAGATCGAAGGCCGCCCAGCACTCGGCACCCTTCATGTGGTCGAGCTCGAAGGTGCCCGCACATTTGCGCCACTTCGACAGATTGGTCCAGCTCGTCGCGCTCGAAGCCCTGCGATTCAGCCGCTTTATGCGAAATTCGCTCAAGGCTCCCGGCATCGATTTCGCCTCGATCGCGAGCTTGCGTATCTCGCGCAGCAGCAGCGGGTTAACCTCCATTAGGGGATTTGCCTTGATCCACTTTGACTCGTCGAAATCGTCGTCGCCTTTGATTTTTGGCGTCGCATGCGGGTCGTCATCGTCGAGCGCGTAGTACAGCGCGAGGAAATGCTCGGCTTTCACCACCCCCTCGAGCACCTGGTGCGCGAAGTTGCGCAGTTCGGCCCACGGTCCGGGCGATTCGTAGCCCTCGGTTGTCGTATACAGCCACAGCGGCGAGCGTCTTGCCCCTGCCGCAGACCGGAGCACGTCCAATAAATCACGCGTCTTGTGCGCGTGGATCTCGTCGAGCGAGATATGGGAGGGGTTCAGCCCGTCCTGGGTCGATGCTTTCGAGTTGATCGGCTTGAAAACTCCACCGATTTCCTCGCGAACGATCGCGGAACTGAAGACTTCGAGGTCAAATTGCGCCGAAAGCTCCGGCTCAAGCTCGATCATGCGCTTTGCCACGTTGAAAACGATGCGCGCCTGCGATCCGGTCGTGGCCGCGCTCACGAGCTGCGCGCCCTGCTCGTCCTCGAAGGCGAAGCAGTACAGCATGATGCCCGCCGCCAGCGTGCTCTTGGCATTCTTGCGCGCGATCGCGAATAGTGCCGCGGTGAAGCGGCGGAAGCCATCGAGCGAGCGGAAACCGAAAAGCTGGGCGATAAAGAACACGTGAGCGGGGTGCAGTTCGATCGTATCGCTGTCCCACGTGCCTTCGACGTGCGGTAGCGTCTCCATGAAGGCGCAGGCGCGGTTTGCGTGACCTGGCGAGAAGTAAAACGGTGGTCTTTTGAGCTGGGAGCGCTTCAGATCGAGAATAAAACGCCTCGCGGCCAGGCGGATCCACTTGCAAAATCGCTTTCCGTGTCTGTCGTCGATCGCTTCCTCTGCGTACGCGATCGCGATCGAGACGAAATCGGTGCTAGATTTTGAAGTCCTTGAGCTTGCCGAGCGCGGATTTCGCCTTCTTTTTCGGGCTAACTTTGACACGCGTCCTCGCTGCGGGGCTGAATCCAAGCTCGTCAGAGCACACCCGCATCTGTTTTGCCGCGTTATTTCTCACGGAAAGATACGGATTGTGCATCGGTTGATTGCCTGGACCGTTCACGATCTCGCCTAACCGGTCGACCTCGTAGTTCGCCTTGTCGAATGTGACTTTGGCAGCGCAATAGCGCTCAAGCACGTTGGTATCGAGGTTCTTCAGCAGCCCCTCGGGCGCATCCGTGATGCACTTGCGCCAGACGCGTTGTTGACGAGCTGGCATCGCTTCGGGAGGTGCGTGCAGATCGCCATCAGGCATCGGCTCGTCGACGGGCAGCGGCCGGTGGCCGGGGTTGCCCTGCAGCAGCTTGAGGTGGGTCGGTTTCGGTTTAGGTCCAGGCATTCGCCGCAGAATGAACCACAAAGCGCGCTAGCTGTCCACCAGCGCTATGCGATAACGGCACACCGGTCACGGCTTGCGGAACACCAGCACGTGCTCGACGCGCGCTGTCCCTTCCTCCATCACCCAGTTCGATGCGGGTAGCGGGAACGCCTCCATGCGCTCGAATTGGAAGCCCGCCGATAGCCCAGCCTCGCGCGTCCAATCGACGAGCGGGTAGGTTTGTTTTCCAATCGTCACGTCTTCGATGTTGACGAGATTCATCGAACCTTTTTTGAGCGCAGCGAACTGCAGACGCAGCGTCGGTGTGAGAAACCCGTCGCGCCAGGCGTCGCCGGTCGGGTAGCGCTTCCAGCTCTGCGTCGGCTCGTCGCTATAGTGCTCTTTCGAGAAGTATGGCATCGAAGTAAAGGCGAAATCGAAATCGTGGCCGATCCCGTCTAGCGCGATATCTTCGGCCGGTATGCATAGCAGCGTCGCCTTGATCGGCTTGCCAAGAGCCGCGATCATTTTCGAGTTGCCCTCGTGCGTCTTTCGCGACGGATCGATGCCCACATATGCACTGACAACACCCGATCCGATCGCGCCGATGAGACGCCCTCCATAGCCGGTCGAGGTGTCAAGTACTTTTCCGTCCATCGGACAGAAACGGCGATACAGGTAAGCGGCGAACCCAGGCCGGAAATTACTGCAGACCTGTACGCCGCTCATCATGTTCAGCCCCGAAAAGAAATCTGCGCCGACGTTCGTATGCTTGACGACGAACTCTAAGATGCGGCGCAGGATCTTGTCGTCGGCGAAGCCTTGAATCGGGGATTTTTTGCCGAGCACTGAGCCATCGAAGCGGTGCGGCTGAAACGTGTCGGCGATCTGATTGCCGAGCGCAGAGTTTTTTAAGTCATCGGTCGCCGCGGCACGGATCGAATTTATTTCCTGCATCATCTCGTGCAACGCCATGTGCGGGTACGGATAGCCTCGCGCTCTGAAGTGCTCGAACGCAGCATCGACGATTTGCGCATCGGAATACGTCGCAGGCTGCGCCTGCTGCTGCGCGCCGCTGCCGACGATATCTTGCAGCTCGCGCGAATTAAATCCTAGCAATGCTAGATCGCCATTCCACGCGGTGAGCTTGTCGAGTTGCAGCTTCAACAGCTCGGTATCCCAGCCCGCGTTCAGAGCCATCTTGTTGTCAGCGACGTTGTATTCGAGCTTCTCCTGCTCGGTCATACCGCGCAGCTCGATCGTCGGGATCTTCTCCATGCCGATTTTGCGCGCAGCGAGCACGCGACCATGGCCCGCGAGAATGATACCTGCCTCGTCGATCTGAATTGGATTTCCGAAGCCGACTTTTTTGATGACCGCGACGAGCTGCTCGATCTGCTTATCGCTGTGCGTGCGCGCATTGCCCTCGAAGGCGCGCACATCGTCGAGACTGCGGTATTTTATTTTTAAATTCGCTTCGATCACTTCGCGCTCCGGAGTTTGGCTGTGGGTTCCCGATACGTTATCTCGACTCGCTCTGTGGCGATGCTGCCTGTCACGTACCAGCCATCGAATGGATCGAAAGCGTAGTGAACGTCAGCGCCGCAATGGCACGTGCCGGGATCGATCACGCATCCACAATTGAAACACGTCGGCCGATCAAGCGTCACGCGCACGATTTTTATTACGGTCTTCGGCTTGCATTTCATTTCGCCTCCAGTTCATTGAGCAGCGCATCGGCATCGAGCACCGCGCGGCGCGCGAGCGCGGCATGCTTCATCGCATGACCTTCGTACATGAGACCGGCGACGAAAAATTGGCAGGCAAGTTCGCGGCGCAGCTTGATACGTTCTGCCTTTGCTAGTCGCGCCATATTGTCGTCGCCGAATCGTTCAAATTGACAGCCGCTGGGCAACGGCATCGGTGGGATCTCGATCACGCGATCGAATACTGCAGGCCGCTCGTCGTCGAGCCTGCGACCGATGAGAAAGCGCGCGTCGATGCCATCGCGAAGATCTTTCCAAAACATTCTCAGTAGCTTGAACATCGAGGCTCCCCTGATTTTTAACCCGCGACCGGCCGTGATCGCATCCTGCGCGCGCAAAATAATGCCGAAGACGCGATCGCCTGAAGCGATCAGCCACGACTTTAGCCCCACCCCATGGGTCTGACCCATACAGCGCTGCATTAATCGCGCTCATACGGGGCCTTCTGCGTCGAAATCGAGCGGCACGCGATCGAAGCTAGCTAGCGTGTACGATCGCTTGTCCCACAGCTTGGCAGCCTCTCGCTTGCTATCGCCTGCAGGTCCGATAGCACCGCAGTGGGCTGAGCAGCAGCGGACGTTGTAGATCGGACGCTTAGGTCGCGCGCGATAGCCACACTGGATCATGTCGGTATAGACCGATGCGCAGAAGGGACACGGCTCACGAGCTGTATACCTACCCATCGACGATCACCACATCGCTGCACAGCTCCTCGATCTTCACAGCGCTTGCAGCACCAGGTGCGTGCCACGCCTTCAGCGCCTTGGCGATTGTCGGCGCGACGATGTACATCACGTGCGCCGCCTCCTGCTGCCAAGAGCCAACATAAAGCCGCTCACCTTCGAGCCTGAACAGCCTCACGGCTCCACCCGTACGTAGACGCGAATCTCCTGATACTCCAATCGTTCACCATCACGCTCGACGACACCGCTGGCGATGAGCTGAGCCTCGACGACAAGCATCGGCGGGATGAGGTGCTTCAGGATCGGCACGCAATCGCTGCGCAGCTTCGTCCGCTTGCGATCGTAGGTCTCACGATAGAGTTGGCGTTCCTTCACGGCTGCAGCACACCAGAATCGACGCGCTCAGTAATCACCTCATCGACAATGAACTCGACGGTCAGGATGGTGAAGCCTTGCGCTTCGCACCTGACAGTCGCATTGCGCACGTGCGGGCCAAGCTCGACGCCATCGATTGATACGCCACGCGCGATGCCGCTGCGATCTAGCTTCAAGGTAACGCTTGCTAGCCTCACAGTAATCTCCGCGCTACAAGGACGCCGATCGCAGCACATAGTGCACCGGCTAGTAATGGAAGCACGATCAATAAAAAGACGTCTTTGCAGCTCATCGCTTCGCCCTCCTCGCTCGCTGGGTGTAGTGCGTCTTGCGGTTGTGGCACGGCGCGCACATCGACTGTAGATTCTCATCGACCAGCCGCAGGTGCGGGTGTGTGGCAATGTCCTTGATGTGATCGACGACAGTCGCAGGCGTGATGATTCGCGTTGCTCTGCAGGGCCGACACAATGGCTCACGCTGCAGATGATCGGCGCGCAGGCGCTTCCAATCGGCGTCATAGCCACGCTCGACCGTCGTGGCACGGCGAGGCTCGGCGCGCATGCGGGCGATGCGGGTGAGCTGCAGCGATGTAGGTCTAATGGCCACGAACCAGCACACCACAATCGCATCGGCGTTTTGGATCGAGCACTGACCAGCAAGAGTTGCGATGGCGCAGAGGCGCGTGCCGATTGATTCTTGCGCTGTAGCGACGATACCAATACGGGTTCATCGGCCACGTGCCATGAGTGAGGCGGAAACGGCAGGCGAACTTCATTGTGGCCGTGCGCTTCATTGCGGTAACGGCGAATGTTTCGGCTTCGCTGCCTGCTTGATGCGGATCTCATTGATCTTCGTCCACACGCGCGCGAGTTCAGCATCGGCGCACCAGTCCATCGAGACAAAGCACGATTTGCAGAGCGCTGCCAATGTAACCATGACGCCGCCGATCTCTTGGGCCGCAACGCCTCGGGGTCGATCGTAGACGTAATCGACGAGCTGCAGCGCTTCGGATTTCGTGCAGCCGAGCGACTGCACCAGTTCAAGCGATTCCTCCAGGAAGCGGTGATTGCGCTCTGTCGTGTTCAGCGCGATCTCTTCGCCGAAGCATTCGAGCATCCAACGATACACGCGATCCTGGAAGGATTTTGCCACGTCCTGCTGAATGGCAGCGCGCACTGCGCAGCCGCTTAGAATTTCATTCATCGCGAATCCTCCATCCCATACGGTGTAAAACCCTCTGCGTCATCGCGATCGCGTAGCCCTGCTTCACCTGATCGCGCTCGAAGCGCAGCACGTACCAGCCGAGCATGATCGCGGTGTTGTACTTGATGCAGTCCTCCTTGAAACCGGTGATCGATGCGTGGCGTCCGCCCATCTGCCAATGCCCGTCTTTTTTCATCATCGTGACGCCTTCGATCTCGACAGCGAGCATGATCGTGCGCGGCGTCACTGCAGAGCGCGGCAGCAGCCAGGCGAAGTCGAAGGTCCAGCGGCGTTTGATCGCTGCAGCGAATGGATACTGCCGAGCGAATGGCGGCAGCTTGCGCATGCGACATTGCAGCGCGAAGAAATCCTCCTGCGATTCGTATTCCTTGCCGCCTTTCTTTTTCGCCTCGAGCTGCTCGTCGATGAGCTGTAGCTGGCGGATCTTGCCTTTTGTCGTCGGCGAGAGATCGACATCGGACCAATCGTTTTTAGCCAAGGTCAAGCACTCCCGCGCGAACAGATGCAGGGCTCTCGATGGCGATGCCTTTCGGCGCAACGTCGGCCACCTCGCTCGTACACGGCAACCTCGGCAGCGAGGTTAGCGCCGCTTCACCCTGCGGGCCTCTTAGATAAAACTGATCTGATCGTAGACCGTGAAATTTTCGCCAGTAGCAGCCCTCCGCTTTGCACAGCTCAACGTTGACGCACGGCACGACGCAATCCTTGCCGATCCACACCGCATCGCGCGCCACGTCGATGCAATTCACGGATCGATACCCACGATCGTGCGCGAGGATAAAGGGCAAACGACCGCGGGAAGTTGCGGCTGCAATTGCTGGCCAAACGAATACTGCTGCAGCCATAGACGCTTGGTCAGCCGCAGGATGCTGATCTCTTGCGGCGTCAACTCCCAGCACGTAGTGACGATCTTCTGCGGGCTCGAATCGACGTGAGCTGGCAACGGCTGATACTCGGGCTGATCCTTCGCGAAGATCGTCGTTTGACCTAAGAATTCGACCGGCTTCATGGTTTGAACTCCTTGGCCGCGCGCAGCAGGGCCTCGGCCTGCTTCATCGCGTAGGCAGCGACCACCTCGGTACTGCCCTGCAATTTCGGCGAACTGATATACGCATGCGCAATTACCGCAGCGAGAACGAGGCGAAGCTCCGAGCGCTCCGCCCCGTCGAAGAATCGCGGCTTATCACCTTTCGGCGGCTTCCGCGGCGGGTCTGGATACGCCATGACTAGTTCGCCTTCGCGCGCTTCGCTTCTGCGCGCGCATCGCGCCGTCGCTGGTTGCGAGCTGCAGCCGCCTGCTCTTTCGTCGCTTTCGGCTTGAGCTTGCGAGCCGCTTCCTTCGAGTCGATTTTCCCGCCGTCGAATTCAGCGAGCACTTTGCGATCGCTCGCAGCCTGCTCCTCGACGGTTTCCTGCTCCTGCTGATCCTGCTCGATCGCATCCGCTGCACTCGCAGGCGTGTCACTCGCGTCATTCAACGGCAGCTCGGGCTGTCGCTCCTGCACCGCTTCGATTTTGCCGAATGCCGCAGCGAGCTTGACGTCCTGGTCGAGCCAGTGCTCGATCTCAACCATATCCTCGGGCTCGTGATCCTCTGGCCGATACTGCGCGGTGAACTTCAGCTCAGAGCGACCGCCATCGACGCACTGAAATGTCCCGTTGCTAATCGTTACCGGAGCCAGCGCAATATGCCGCATGTCGATGCCGACGAA